TCAGCCAATGCGGTTTGTCGCGGCAAGACGCCCGATGATGGCAAGGATGCCGCCAAGGGCGGTGATGGCCTGAAGGATGGAATCGGTCAGGAGCGCCTGATCGGTGTCGTTGATCGTGAGGCCCACCAATCCCGCGCCCGCGGCGACGACTGTGATCAGCGCGGCCCAGATGGTGCGGGAGAGATACCAGGGTTTGTTTTCGGTCATTCCTTGTCCTTTCCTTTCAGGGATGCAGCGGGAAGCGGCGCGTTGCCGCAAGGCCCCAGCCCGCGGTGACGCTGAACTGCCGCACCGTGACGTCGAAGGCTTCGGCCAATGGCAGGTCCAGCGCGATCCGGTCCGCCGGATAGGTCCAGCTCGTCTCCCGGACGATTACGGAGCGGACCGCCACGCCGCCGGCTCGGGCAATATCGAGGCGATATTCCTCGCGTTCCTCGCCCAGGGGGATGTCCTCCTGTGCCCAGTCGTCCGCATTCAGCCTGCCGCGCCTGACCCAACTCAGATGGATGTCCCCGTTCGTCAGGCTTTTCGCCCGCATATGCACCGGTGCAAGCGGCATCCGGGCACGCACACCGCCCTCGACGGCCATCGTCACGAACCGCTCGTCGGAAAAGTCCGCTCCCGTGGGGCCGACACGCCAGTTGACCGGGCGGCCGATCTCCGATGACAACAGCCCGGCCGGCTGGACGGCATCGTCCAGCAGCACGAAACCGGCACCGGCAGCCGCACCGGAGAGCATCGCATCGGCGGTTCCCAACTGTCCGCGCAGCAATCCGCGCAGGCGCCAGCGATCCGGCTCGACTTCCTCCGCATCCTGGAATTGCAGGATTTCCCAGGCTCCGTTTCCGGAGCGAATCGCCGCCGCGTTGGCTCCGTTCAGCAGTTGCAGACGGCTGACGCTGCTGACTTCGGCATCGAACAACTCGACGGTCGCCGAGCCTGCCCTGTCGATGCGCCCCTCGAAGCCCGGCTCCAGGGGTTCCAGCAACTGCCCGACGCCGGCGGGTCGCAGCACCATTCCGCGCTGCGCAAAGCCCGTGTCCTCGGGGGAGACGAACAGCAACTGACTGCGCCACGGCTTCTGCCATATCGCGACCCGGAGCTGATCCTGCGCGGGGCCACCGTCCGGCCCGGTCGGCAGGTCGAGGAACTGGACGTGGGGCTGGCCGACGTCGATGACCGGCGGCGTGCCGGGTCCGATCAGCGGCGGCTGCCAGCCCGCCGGCGCGGCGCGCGCAATCTGCCGCGCCGAAACCTTGCGCATCAGTCCATCCTCTATGTCCGTCACCAGGAAATTGGCGCCGTCTTCCCTGGGCAGGCGTATGACGGCGCCGGGCTGGATTGCGAGGCTCGGATTGGGGACCGCGAAGGTCACGGTCTCGCGCTGCGACCAGATGCGCCGCATCCAGTCGTCCAGAAGTGCCTGCCCCTCGCTCGCCTCCAGAACACCCGGAAACGAGATGACGTGCTGCCGGCTGCCCGCAGCGCCGAGCCATACGGAGCGCACGGATGCGCTCTGGTACTCGATCAGTGGATCGCGGAATGCGAGAATGCTCTCCACAGGCAGCTGATGGTCCGGGGTGCGCACCGTCTCGACAGTCGCGCCCCGATCATCAACCACGAACTCGGCGACATCGACCGCCGCTGCCGCCTGAGGCGCGTTGCTGCGGAATATCAGCCCCCGGGCGCATTCCTGCACGGCGAGGTCGAACAGTTCCACGATGGGTTCGAGCGCCTCACGAGCCGAGCCGGGATCGGAAATCACATAGCCCTGCACGGTTCCATCCGCGTTCGCGGCATCGGCCGGCGGCAGGCCATGGTCCTTGAGGATCTGGTTGATGAGCGCTTCGAGCGACGGGTTGGCGATGCGCCCGCTCAGCCAATGGCCACGGCTCCAGTTGTCGCCGTCCGACCAGGCCTCCTTGTGCAGTGGAAAAGCGGGGAACGGACGGGCATCCCATGCCCAGAGGTACATTCTGGCCGGATCGACCATGCGGCCGCCATAGACCGGCGACAGCGGATTTCTCGCCTCTTCGAAATCGGCGCGGCGATCGTCCCAGTATGCGGCATGGGCTTGCACCAATCTCTGCTGCGCGAGATCGGAACGCCCGCCATTGGAGAAGTAGGGCACGGCGTTTTCGACGGATTTCGGATCGGGGAAAACGTTGGGCTGGTTGGGACCCTTGTCCACGGCCGGACAGCCGAGCTCGGTGAACCAGATCGGCTTGGAACGGGGCATCCACCCCGTGGGCGCGCCGGCTTCCTGCCCCGCAATCCTGTTGTAATGGCGATTGTTCCACCAGCCGGCGAGGTCCTTGTAGCGATAGACCCAGTGCTTGCCATGGACGCCATCGGTGATCGGCACGCGCTCGCGATGAAGCCTCGCCTCGTCGGAAGGATAGTACCAGTCGAACCCCTCGCCCGCGGCGATTGCGGTTCGCAGCCCCGCGGGATCATAAGGGCCTTGGAAGCCGTCCGGATTGGGCGCCGAATAGTCGGCGTCGCGCCAATCCGACAGCGGCATGTAGTTGTCGATGCCGACAGCGTCGATCGCGGGATGGGACCACAGCGCATCGAGGTGGAAATAGACATCGCCGCTGCCATCGGCGGGGTGGTGGCCGAAATACTCGCTCCAGTCGGCCGCATAGGTGATGGCGGTGCCTGCACCGAGAATGGCCCTGGCATCGCCAGCCAGCGTGCAGAGCGCCTCGACAAAGGGAAAGGCATCGTTCTGGTCGCGCAGAGTGGTCAGCCCGCGCAGCTCCGTTCCGATCAGGAAGGCATCCACGCCGCCGGCCGCTGCCGCCAGATGCGCGAAATGCAACAGGAAGCGGCGGTAGCCCCAATCGCTCGCCGACCCGTTGAACCGGATCGTGTCGGAAGCGGCCGAGAACTGGGTTCGGCCCGCGCTTCCGAGGAAGCTCGATATCTGCGCGCGCGCCGCCGCGGTCCGGTCGGCGGTGCCGGGGCGCAACGGCGCGGGATTGCAGGTCATTCGCCCGCGCCAGGGATAGGACGCCTGCCTTGAGCCGCCATATGGGTCGGGCAGCGCGTTGTCCGCCGGCACGTCCATCATGATGAACGGGTAAAGCGTCACCTTCAGGCCACGCGCCTTGATCTCCCGGATCGCCGCCATGATGCTCGCATCCGACGGCGTGCCGCCATAGGCCGCCCCGTCGCCGGACCATGAAACCAGCATCGCCCCGGCGCGCGAGGTGCCCGAGGCGATCCACCCGCTCGACAGGCCGGAAGTGCTCCGGCTGGTCACGCCGGGCCGGATGCGGCAGTTTCCCGCGCGCAGATCGTCGCCGAACCATGTCGCGACGATCGCGACATGCTCCAGATCGGGGCACAGCATCTGCAATTCGTCGAGCGAGGCGGCAAGATCGGTCGGCGCATGCAGCACGTGGCGATTTTCCGCCTGCGTTTCACCGGGCCGCTTCTGCCGCTTGACCAGGCGCGGCGACAAGCCGTACTCGGTCGCGCCGGGGATGAGGCAGACCGCGCGCACCTGATGGGTCAATTCCCCCACCGGCCGCAGGATCTCGAACTGGAATTGCGGGATGCGGTTGCCGTAATCGGCAAGGGGAAACCGGTCGAACACCACATAGGCCACGCCGCGATATGCAGGGGCATTGCCGCTTCCCTGCTTGGCCGCGATCAGCGGGTCGACCGGCTGATCCTCGGTGCCACGATAGACCCTGATTTCGAAACCGGTGCGGTCGATCTCCCGCCCGTCCGCCCATATGCGGCGAATGCCGGCGATCTCGCCTTCGCAAAGCGCGAAGGCCGCATTGGCGAAATAGGTATATTCGGTGACGCGCGGGCCGCCCTTGGAGCCCTGCCGCCTGGTCGTTTTCTTTTCCTCGAAGCGCGTCGCCCAGATCAGCGTGCCGCCCAGACGCGCCGTGCCGTAGACCCTTGGAAGCGATGCGCCTTCCTCGGCCGTAAACGGACGCGCGCCGGACAGTCGCGGGCCTTCGATATGCCGCGTGCTGTCGATGAGCGCCCGGTCGATGGCATAGCCGGCCAGTGCGCCCGCGGCCGAGCCGATGGCGCTGCCGATCGGTCCCAGCATGCCGCCGAGCATCGCGCCGGCAGCTTGCAGCAATATCGTTGCCATCCAGGTCTCCAGAAGGTCAGGCGGATTTTTCGGGGAAAGCGAACATGCCGGCGATGCGGTTTCGCCACTGGGGCACGAGCACCGAGACCATCACCGAATGGCCCTGATAGGCGTGGATGAAGCTCTCCGGCCCCGCCATGATCGCCGCATGCTTGGCCGGCAGGTGCGGCCGCCAGCGAAACAGGACCAGATCGCCCGCGCGAGGATCGTCGCCGGGCTTCTCGATACAATGTCGCCGCGCCGCCGCAAGCATCCGGTCCACACCGCTTGCCTCGGCCCAATCGGGAGCATAGGCGCCCGGCGCTTCCGGCGTCCGGCCGTAAATCGCCCGCCACACGCCCAGCACCAGGCCGAGGCAGTCGCAGCCCACGCCCTTGCGCGCGCCCTGGTGCCTGTAGGGCGTGCCGAGCCACGACATGGCCTCGGCCACGATCTCTTCTGCCATGCCCTCGCTCATGGCACCACCGGGCCGCCGTCGAACCGGCCGCCCTCGACCACGTAGCCGTAGGCGGCATCGTTGCCCGGAAGATGCGGAAAGCCGCGAAAGTTCAACTGGTTGGAGAATTTTTTCCGGCAGGTGGCAAAGCTCTTGTCACAACCGGCGATCACGGTGAAGGCGTCGCCGGCCTCGACCTTCGGGCCGGACACCGACCGGAGGGTCAGCACGATCCCGCGCATATCCTTGCGATGATCGACGATACGGTCCTTGCGTCCCGCGCGCGCGCCGGCGGTCCAGGCGATCAGGCCCTGCGCAAACCAGCCCGGCTCGAACGCGTCGAGGCCGCTCGCGACGATCACTTCCCTCTCCTCGCAGGCCGACACCGTCCCCGTGGCCGAATAGCCGGGCCGGGCCAGGGCAAAGCCGCAGCGCGCATCGCCGAGTTCCGCGTCGCAGGCGCGGGCGACGTAGCGGCCGCTCGGCTGGTCCAGCGCATGGACGAGGCTTTCGAGCTCGGCCACGAAGCGGCCGTCGCTGCGCGTGATCTTGCCGATCGTGGCGGTGCGCAGCCGCGCGAACTGCTCCGGCTTTCGCCAGTTCACCAGCAGCGTTTCGACCTTCGCACCGTCGTAGAGACCGGCGGCGATGTCCTCGTCGCGGATATCCGCCGAAGACAGCGCGCCTTCGACATCGACCGTATCGACGGCAAGGCCCAGCGTGTCGCGCGCCTCGCTGGCGCTGAAGCCGGTCTCGGGCTCGAAGCGCGCGCCATCGACCGTCAGCGGCCGGTCATGGTCGGTGTAGCCGGTCACGGCCCCGTCCACGCGCGTCAGGCGCCAGCAATGGCACACCGTGGTGACGTCGCGCGACAGATGCCCGGCGAAATCAGGCGGATAGATGCTCAAAGCTGCACCTCGATCAAAGGGATCGACGGAATCTGCCCCGCCTTGAAGGCGGTCAGGTTCATCGACATGCGCTCGGTATCGAAGCGCACCGGCACGTCGAATTCATATCCCGCCGTGACCGCCGCGCCGTCTGCCGGAGCTTGTGCAAGAACGATCTCGCCCGCCGCATCGTCGAAAGTGAAAGCCTCGGCCGGTAATTCCGCCGCATCGATCGCGACACGCAACGACGCCAGCACCGGCTTGGAGATCGAACGCAGATAGGCATCCTGCCCCGCTCCATAGCTCTTCACCAGCTTGAAGCGGCTTGCGCTTCCATCGCCAATCCCCAGCACCTGATCACCGGGCGACGGCTCGGCCTCCGGGCGGCACGACTTCATGTCGAACGGATCGCGAAAGCGGAAGGCATGCAGCGATCCGCGCCGCGCCTCGAAGAAGACAAGCACGTCGTGCAGGTCCTCCAGCGAGCGGACACCGGTGCCGGCATCATAGACATGGCGCGACTGGGAAAAGCGCGCATTGCGCTTTTCCCGGCCCGATGTCAGCGAGATGATCTCGTTGCGCCGCTCCGGCCCGCCGGTCGCGCCGAAGGAAACGGCAAGCGGAAAGCGCACATCGTGGAAACTGGAAAGTTCGGACATTCGCCCCTCAAAAGGTTCGGCTGCCGCGCGACACGGCGCGCGCCAGCATGCCGGTGATCTGCGCTTCGGATTTGCGGAAGGATGCGGCGTCGGTCGCGGTGACGTTGAAGACGACGTTCACCGGAGCCGCGCCGCCGGATGCGGCAACGCCCAGCCTGCCATCGGCTCCGCGCTGCAGCGGCATGATCGCCTCCGGCCCCGCCTCGCCCATCAGGCCCAGATTTTGCCCCAAGGGGAAGTAGCTCGGCGCGGACACCACCCCGCCACCCGCGAAGGGCACGACATGCCCCGGCACGCCGCCCTTGGCGAAAGGCAATATTCCCGAGAGGCCGCCGAGCAGGCCGGAAAACAGCGAACCGGCCAGCGATTGCAGCGGCTTCAACCCCTGTTCCAGCGCCATGCCGGCGAGATTGAGCCCGATCCGGCGCAGCACATCGTCAAGCTCGCGCCCGCTGATCGCCGCTCCCTTCAGCGCGCCTGTGAGTTGCGAGCCGAAGCGATCGGACAGCTTTTCGAGATTTTCGAGCGCGGCCTGGAAGGGCGCGGTGTCGGCGTTGATCGAGACAGTCACGTCTTCAGCCATGCGTTGTCCTCTTTCTGCGGGATGTCGGGGAAAGCGCGCATCAGCGCGGCAAGATCCGCGTGCCGGGGCGCTTCATCGGCGCCGCGCGCGAAGATGCTCATGGCGCGCTCGAATTCGAGCGGCGTCATGGCCCAGAAGGTTTTGGGCGAAAGCCGCAGCAGGCCGAACCCCATGGCCATGACATGGTCCCAGGGAAATTCGCGCGCCGCGCCTGCTCCGGCATTCAAGGGTTTGCGGTGGTGCCCGCCGTCCCGAATGTCGCGGTCAGAAGCTCCGCGACAATCGCGGCGAAACCGGCAACGCCGCCGGCAGCCTGAAGCCCGCCCACCTCGTGGTCGGCAATCTCATGGCCGCCACCGCGCAGGCCCGCGCCAACGATGCGGATCATGTCGAGCGCCGAAAGCCGTCCGCGCGAGAAGCGTTCGACCAGCGCGCCGAGATCATCGGCCGCATAGGCCGCCTCCAGCTCCGCGAGCGCACCCAGCGTCAGGCAAAGCCGATAGCTCTTGCCGTCGAGTTCCGCGGCAACCTCGCCGCGCCGCCTGTTCACCGTCATGGCGTCACCGTGAAGCTGACGGGGCCGGCGGATTCGAGCGCCATCTCGAACGTCACCTCGCCGTCATGCGCGCCGGTATATTCGAGCGAGGTGATCTGGAAGCCGCCCTCGATCACGCCGAAATCCGGCACGGAAAGCTGCCATTTCGAAATCTCGCCGGCAAAGAAGCGAGCGCGTATCTCCGCATCCGATTGCTGGTCCTTGAAGATGCCCGAGCCGCTGATGGAAGCGCGCTGCACCCCGCTGCCGGCCAGCAATTCGCGCCAGCGGCCGGCGGAATCGGCGTCCGTGACGTCCACCGTCTGGCTGTTGAAGGCGATGCGCTTGGAGCGCAGCCCCGCAACCGTGATGAAACCGCCCGAGCCCGTGGAATCGAGCTTGAGCAGAAGGTCCTTGCCCTTCTGTGCGACCATGTCAGGTCTCCCGAATTGTATTGATGTGGACAAAGCGGCGCGCGTGGACGCCGAAGGCTCAGGCCAGGTCTTCGATCACCGCGCGGTAGCGAAGCAGGCCGTGGTGGACCGAAAGGTCCTCGTCATATCTGGTTTCGGCGAATTCCAGCCGCATGTTCACCAGATGGTGGTTGTCGAGCGCCAGCGCGCCGCCGTCGAGGCGCGTCCTGGCGACTTCCATGATCTCCAGCGTTTCCTTCTTGCCCTTCGCCTTCGACCAGATGTGCAGGGTGAACAGGTGCTCGCTGCCGTTCTCGGTTCCGGTGCTCCAGTCATAGATGCTGGTGCGGCCGAAAGTGAGATAGGGAAACGGCTGGTTCGGCGGCGCGCGGTCATAGACCTTCGGCCCGCCAAGCAGGCCGAGGAGCGTGGCGTCGGCCTCCAGCGTCGAGAAGATCGCCCTTTGCAGGTCAGCGGCCGCTGCGGTCATTGCCTTCCCCCTTCCCACGCATCCGGACGCCGGCAACCCGGCGGTTTCCACCGGGCTTCGGCATGCCGGCACGGTAGCCTTGTTCAGCCCGTTCCGCCAGATCGTGCGCCCGCCAGCGCAGGGCGCGTATCAGGCCATCGAGCGTCATCCTGACAGACATCTTCACGGCTTGTCCTCCAGCGTGCGGCAAACCAGATAGCGCCCGGTCTCGTCCGGGTCGTGGACGGTGACGATGTCGAAAACCCGCCCCTGCCCCGCAAGGCGCATTCCAACGACGACATCACCCCGCCAGCGCATGGTGATGCGGTGCGAAACCGCCTGCTGCGTCTGGTCGGCGCCCGCAAGGCTCCGTGCCGAGATCGGTTCGATCATTGCGAAAACAGTCGCGATCTCCGCCCAGTCTTCCATCTGGCCGCCGAGTTCGTCGAGCTGGATGCCGCCCTGCCGAAGCGACAACTCGGTGCGCAGCCTTCCCGGATCGATGAATTCCGCCATCACAACCTCCTGTCGCGATAGCCGGCGATCAGGCGATCGTAGCCGGCCGGGTAGGAAACCGGCTGGTCGGCCGCGCCATAGGCGGCGCGGAACTCGTACCAGTGGGCGACCAGAAGCGTGACCGCACGCTTCAGAAGGTCCGGCACGTCCGTTCCCGCCTCGCCGAAACCGGCGCAAAAGTCGATCTCGATGCCGTTCATCGCCCGCAGCGGTCCGGGCCGCCTTTCGATATGCAGCCGCGCCGGCCGCGACAGCGTATCGAGCTGATAGTCGGCCGGACCGAGCACGGAGGCTTCGCCCCTGTCGCCATATATCGTCACCGACAGCACCGTGCGCACCGGGTGGCGCATCAGCGGCACGCAGCCATTGGCCGGCCATCGGTCGAATGCCAGGCGCCAGTTCTGGTTGACCATGGCCACGCCGGTCGTGCGCTCGACATCCTCGCGCGCGGCCCGGATCAGGCCGGTGAGAAAATCATCCTCGCTGTCATGCGCGATGCGCAGATGGCGCTTTATCTCGTTCAGGCTTACCGGCTCGACGGCAGGGTCGACCGTTCGCAGAAGCGTCATGCGACTACCTTCCATGATGAAGAAAAAGGTGGCGGCCCCGGAGGAGGACGGGCCGGAGCCGCCGTCGGCCGCGTGACGGCGCAAGGGGTGGGCGCGCGTCACGTCAGCCGAAACGACACGCCGTCAGGCCGCGGCGAACTTCAGCAGCTTGACGGCATCGAAGTCCTGCACGCCGCCGCCCACGCGCTTGGTGGTGTAGAACAGCACGTAAGGCTTGGCGCTGTAGGGATCGCGCAGCACGCGCACGCCGGTGCGGTCGACCACGAGATAGCCACGCCCGAAGTCGCCGAAGGCGATCGGCGTCGTGCCCGCAGCCGCGTCCGGCATGTCCTCGGCCTCCACCAGCGGGAAGCCCATCAGCATGGCGCGCTGGCCGGGCGTCGCGGGCGGCTGCCACAGATAGTTGCCGTCGGCATCCTTCAGCTTGCGCAGCGTGGCCTGGGTCTTGCGGTTCATCACCCAGTTCGCGTTCTGGCGGTAGCCCGCCTTCAGCGAATAGACCGTGTCGATGAGCACGTCCGAGGCATCCGCCTCCGGGAGCTTGCCGTCCTCGCCGGTGAAGGTGCAGCCGATCTTGCCCCAGGCCCAGTTCGCCTCGTCGACCTGATCGTAGTTCAGGAAACCGCGCGGCTTGTTGAGGCCGTCGCCATTGATGAAGGCGGCACCCTCCTGCTCGGCGAAGGCCGCCTCCACCTCGCTCGAAATCCACTGGTCGAGATCGACGACGCTGTCCTCGAGCAGCGAGGCGGTCGCCGCCGGCATGGCATAGAGCTCCATGGTCGGGAACTGCAGCTCGGCGAGCGTGGAAGCCGCGGTTTCGGGACGTGCCGCCGTCTCGCCCACCCAGCCGACGGCCGGGCCGTGGATCGAGAACGGCTTCTTCAGCACCGCGCCGGACACCTGCCGCACCGAGGCGATGGAGCGGATCGGCGACAATGCGGCCAGCCGCTTGCCGATCTCGGTCTCGGTTTCGTCCGGCACCAGATAGCCGCCGTCCTGGCCGGAGCCGTAGGACATGGCCTTGGCGTCGAGCGAGCGCAGGTGGCGGTCGTCGCCGCTGCGCATATAGGCCTCGAAGGCGGACTTGTGCTCGGTGCGCACGGCATGCCCGCCGCCCCGGCCGAGAGCCGGCCGCGCCGTCTTGAGGGCGAGATTGTCGAGCACGCGTTTCTGCTCGTCGAGCGCGCGCGAGATGCGGTCCACCTTCTCGGTGACGAGAACGTCGGCGCCGCGCCTTTCCAGCTCCGCCAGCCGCTCGTCATTGCTGTCCTTGAACGCCTCGAAGGTGGTCATGAACTCGCCGAACGCGTCGGAAAGGTCGAACTGCGAGGCCGACTTGGTTTCGAGGCCGTCGATATTGGCTTCAATCATGTGAGGGACTTCCTTGTCTGGTTGATCATGCGTGTGGCCTGCCGGATCGTTTCCAGCAGCGCCGCTTCCGATCCCGCGGCGGCGTCCCGCCCGCCCACGAGGCTTGCGAAGCCCTTGGAGATGACCCTGCGGGCCTCGCTTCGCGTCAGCCCGGCATCCCGCCTGAGCCAGCTTTCGAATTCGCGTATGGTCGGCAGCCGCCGTCCCTTCACCGTCTCTACGCGCGCCTCGGGCAGCATCGGGAAGGTGACGATGGAGATTTCCCAGAGATCGGCCTCCAGGATGCGGCGCACGCCGCTTGCCGCGTCGCGCCTGGTGCGCACGGCATGAAAGCCGATCGAAAGGCCGTCGAGCGCACCGCCGCGCATCAGGTTCAGCACATCTCGCGCGCGGCCGACATCCTTGGCCAGCCGCCCCCGCACGAACAGGCCGCGCGCGTCCTCGCGGATTTCCGTCCAGGCGCCGATCGGCTCATTGGGATCGTGCTGGAAGAGCATGCGGATGCCCGACGCGCCGCGCGCCTTCAGCGACCGGGCGAAGGCGCCGCGCTCGACCACGTCCTTGCCCAGATCGACCTTGCCGAACAGGCTGGCATAGCCAGAAAAGGTGCCGTCCGTTTCCACGTCGCCCAGCACGAGATCGACATATTTGCGTTCGCAGGACATGGCATCAGCGCCCATCCGCATTCTCCCTTTCCGGTTTCTTCTGAAGCAGCCCGCCGAGCCCGTTGCCCTGGAAGGCGCGCATGGCAAAGCCAAGTGCCCACCAGGCGCAAAGGCTGGCGGCAGCCGACCCCATCATCATCATCTCGCCCGGGCCGAGCAGGTTCTCGATGCCGAGCTCGGAGGCGATCTTCAGGCCGGCGGTGCCGCCGAACACAAGGCCGCAGACGACGCCGACGGCAAATCGCGCCGCCGCCTCGCGGCGACCATGAGGAAGGATGTAGGCCAGCGAGATGGCGGAGCCTGCAACCGCGCCGGCAACCTTCGCCATCCACAGCCAGTGGGTGTCGTTCATGAGGTTCGTCCAGTTTTAGGTGGGTGGAACAGACGGCGGCGGGGGACCCGCGCCTATCGTGCGCTGGGGCATTTTGCAGCCAGACGGAATCGTCTGGCGTCGCACAAATGCAGCTAGGAAAACGGCTGGAGCGGCGGAATAGCATTCGTCAGAATGCCCGTCGCTCTAGATGCGCCTGCAGATGTCAGCAGTCGGATAGCCGGCGCTTTCAGACTAGGTCTGCACGCAATGGTTCACGCAACCTTGGTTCGTGTCGTTCATTTCAGAACGATCAGATCGAAGCGCGCACCAGGCAACTTTCCGGCCGCCTGGCGCAGCATTTCGACCAGATCGTTTGCAACTGCGTGCGAAAACTGAGCCCGCCCGGAGGAGCCGGCAGCCACCGTAACGCCTAGCATAGAATTGTTGACGAAGCCCGTTACTGCCTTCTTCGCATGGCGAAACATGATCTCCATAAAATCCGGCTCGCTTGGGATGACGCCGAGCCCGATCGTGAAGCCGTAGTTTTCGGCACAGCCGACAATCTCCCGCAGCAGCTTGTCGCGCTCTCCCTCGCGGTAATGAATGCTCACCGACCGCATTGAATTGCCAATCTGCCGGCTACCGGCATCGCCGCCGCGTTTGCGATGACGCTGCCCCGTCACCGCAGAACCAGCCCTGAAAAAGCCGTCTCGTCGGTGTCGATCAGGCGTTCCGCGCTCCGTTCGTAGACTTGGGGAGGCACTTTGAAGGCAATATCCACGCCGTCGATCGACTGGATGTGCGTATCGCTGATCTTCCATCGTTCATAGGCGGTCAGGTCCAGTCCCGCCCCCACATCGCGCCATTCATTGGTGCCTTTTGTCCGCACGCGTCGGGAGTCGGCCCAATCGAAGCAAACGACCCAATCCTCATCCGGAACCGCCTGCTTTGCCTGATCGCGGAATAGCCGCGCTAGTTGGAGGGCGGAAGCCGAAACCCGCAGCGTTCCTAGCGGCGCGAACCAATATTCCGGCGGGATGGTGATGAAATTCGAGGCCATTCGAGTTCCTCGTATCAAGCAAGGGAAGACTTCAGCTCATCCCGCAACATGGTCAGGAATCGAATTATTCCCTTTGAGGATACAAACCAATCCGCACCAGCCTCAACCCACATCCGTGCAAGATCGTCCGGCTCCAGGTCTGAAGCCAGAACGCGGTCGAGAAAAATCACAATAGGGCCGCGCTCTTCAACTCCGACACCACCGGCAAGATATTCGACAATTTCGTTCTCCGAAGTCATGGAAATGAACTCCGGAAGGTCTTGATGCATCCGAAGCGCCATATTCTTGAATTCAAGCGGAATTTCCATGAATCGCCTCAATCACTGGGACAGGCGCCTCACAGGTCGTGATTGCCGGCCGGCGACGACCGGCATCACCGCTGCGTTCCCGGTGACGGTGCCTCGTCACCGCAGATCCAGCACCACAAACGAAGCGTCAACGTCTCGACGATGAAAACGACGAAGGCGACTGGAATGGTCCAGGAAAGAAACAACAGCACAATGCTCCGAAGCACCAAGGAATGGCTGTCGAGATCGTAGAATTCACCCTGTGGATTATGCTGGGCCGCAACGTATGCCATCAGAGTTCCCACGATCGAGCCAAGCAGTACTCCGTTTAGAAGAGGCAGTAGCGACAGTCTCCCGAACCGCCGTCTATTCATTCGTGTCCCTCCAAGGTTTGGAGTTGTAGACTGACTGCACACAGGCACCATGGTCGGTGACCTTTGTAGCGCCAAGATTATCGTAAAGGGACACAAACTTTGCTCGCCCGAGATGCCGAGCGACATAGGCGCGTGCCGTCATCCCCACCCTACAATGACCTGATCAGGCCACTCCGGATGGCTTCGCCAGACACGGATGCGGGTGACCACGTCCGGTACCCTTGCCTTGAGCAAGTGGTTACCTGGTACGTCGGTAATCACCAGTTCCTTGCTCGGCGTATCCAGGCGTCCGTCGAAAGCGAGCGCATATGCAGGCGCAACCTCTTCCGCCGGCCCCAAAACTATTTCTGCCTCCCCGTCTATTTCGTGTAGGCATGCAACGGATATGCAGGAAGAAGTAAATTGCACCTTTTCGCCGGTGAATGGATATGGCGGACGGCCACCGGATATATCCTCTATGAAGAGGAGACCGTTCGGCATCGCGTATCTGGCTTTCTGCGGCATTGCCGCTCCAAGTTTCAGCCCTCGCGGCTTCAGCCTAACGATTGCCGGGCACGTCTGAATATCATGCGAACCTCCTCACCGTCGCCGAAATGCACGTCGGCGGGTGAGCTGTTCCATAACTTCTTGAGATCGTCGGCGCTGTAACGCGAACTCGTGATCTCGTCGAGAATGGGCGCCAGTTCCTTCTTCTCCTCCTCGTTCAACCCGCAAAGGCCTAGCGCCGCCCCCTCGTCCAGCGTGGTATAGATTTCGTAAAAGCGAACAAAGTATTGGCCGCAGAATTTCTTGAGCAAAGTATGCATTGTCGCGTCACCTCTGCTTCATCCCCAGCCTATGATAACCTGGTCAGGCCATTTGGGATGGTTTACCCGAACACGTACTCGCGTTCGGGTACTTGGAACTGCCTGCTCAAGCAGGACTTCTCCATCGACAGTCGAGATCATCAAGCTTCCGGTAGGCGTCTCGATTGTTCCGTCGAATACGATTTCGCCTTCGGTTGCAAACTCGTCAGACCTTCCCAGAAAGAACTCGGTCTCTCCATCATCAGAAGGGTAGCATCCTACGGAGACACAGGTTTCATTGTAGCCAATCAGAGCTCCATATACGTGCTCAGGAGGCTTACTCCTTACATCTGCAGATATAAAAACAATAGAATTTATAGGCGACGATCTCATACTTTCCATATCATTTTTCCCCTCCTTTCAATTGCTTTATATATCCTCCTTGCGCCCTGCTACATGACAAGCAATGGGGGAAGATGCGCTGGGGTAGTCCGTTGGGTTTAAGGGCATTGGGATCCTGATGATCTCCAACGAAATTCCCAGTTGGAGTTCCCGGTTCCTTCGTTCCGCATGTGTGACAGCCATATTTCCTGCCGATGCGATTGTTTTCACGGATCTCCTCGGCGGTCCACCGTCTGCCGGTGCCTCGGGCGGGCTGAGACTCTACCGCAAAAGGGCCGGGGCCAATCCCCATTCTCTGCAGCTCGACGATCCTGCCTTCAGCCTCTCTCGTTGCCGCTTCGTTGGCCGCGATCTCGCCTTCGATCGTCTCATAGGCACTTGGCGAAGGCCGCCACCTTCGGTCCAGACGTTGAACCTCCGCGATTGCACCGCGCATCTGGGCATGGCTAATCTCGAGCCAGGTTTCCTGTTCTGGGGTCGCCTCGGCCCATCGGCCCATGACGGGCCTGACGGCTCCGCCACGTGGCCCCCGCGTACGGCTCTGAACTCGGATGATCGAACCCCCATCCGTCCACTATCCGCCATTGGGATTGCCCGCGCCTACGCGCGGCTGGTCGGGCCGAAAACCGGCCTTGGCGCCAAGCCTGTGCGGCTGGTAGCCCACCGCCTCGCGCTTCTCGTCGTCGGTCAGGAAGCTCGCCGCTTCGAGCCGCGCCCACAGCGCATCGCGCTCGCCCGACAGGCCCTCGACGCAATCGGCGTCGTACCAGAGCCTGAGATCGGAGCCGAAAGCCGGCGCCAGCCAGGCCGACAGCTCCTTGGCCGTGCGCGCCACCAGCGGCAGGATGGTCAGCCGATAGAAAGCCCGGTTGGCCTCCTGGTAGTTCGCATAGGTGTTGTCGCCGGGAATGCCGAGCAGCATGGGCGGCACGCCGAAGGCGAGCGCGATGTCGCGGCTGGCCGAATGCTTGGCCTCGATGAAGTCCATGTCCTTGGGCGTCAGCCCCATCGCCTTCCAGTCCAGCCCGCCTTCCAGCAACAGCGGGCGGCCGGCCCGCGTCGCGCCCGAATAGCCTTGCTCCAGCTCGGCTTTCAGCCGCTCGAACTGCTCGTCGGTCAGGTTGCCGCCCTCCTTGGGCGCATAGATCAGCGCGCCGGAAGGCCGCGCCGAATTGTCGAGCAGCGCCTTGTTCCAGCGGCCGGCGGCGTTGTGGGTGTCCAGCGCCATCAGCGCCGCTTCGAGCGGCGGGAAGCCGTAGTGATCGTCGAGCGGGTGGAAAAGCGACAACTGCAGCGCGCCGCCACCCGGCCCCAGCCCGATCTGCGCCCGGCGCCTGGTCGAACCTTCGCGATATTCGAGCGCGGAGGGCCAGCCATCCGCATCGGTCAGCACCGTCACGCGATCCGGACGCAGCAGATGCAACTCCCGCGCATCCTGCCCCGCCTCCACAAGCTCGACATAGGCGTTGCCTGACAAGAGCAGGTGTCCGTAGAGCGCTTCCAGGAATGTCGCACCCGCCTGCCGCTGGTTGGGCCGCGCAAGGAGTTGCAGCAGGGGATGGTCGTCCATCTCCGCCGCGCCCTCATAGAGCAGCCACGGAATGGCCGATGCGGTCTCGGCGATGAGACGCACCGCGCGGTGCACGACGGGATTGCGCATGAACCCTTCGCGCGCCAGCCCGGCATAATCACGTTGCGTCCAACGCGCCTCGGCTTGCGCATGAAGCGCCACGAAACCCAACCCGCCGCCTTTGCGCTCCGGGCGCGCGACATCGTTCCCCGCGCTGCGAGGCCAAGGCCATTTCCAAGCCATGTGTTCTCCTGTCTTGAGCGCTTCCGGGTTCACGGAATTGCCGGCACCGCTCTATCTATTTGTTTTTACGCATTTCCGGACGCAAAACCGCTTCGCACTTTTGCTGGAAATGCTCAGAGAAATTCGCGGACGCGCGGTTTCGCCGAGCGATCCGGCATGAGTTCGTTCACCGCCCAAACAAGCGCGTCCAGCCGGTCCGGCGAACGGCCGCTCGAGAGCCCGTTGGGGCCGAAATCGCACATCTCGTCTTCCAGCTCGGGAAAGCGCCCGGCGTGGCGCACCCTGCCCTGCTGGTAGAGCATCGCCACCGGTTCGGCACGCAGCCACTTTCCGCGTCTTGCCCGCACGGCCTTCACCGGCACGGCGGGATCGGCCGCGCGGATCACCGCCGTCACCATGTCACCGCCCTGGTTGACCTCGGCCACGAGGCAGTCGGCCTCCAGCGCGTGATAAAGCGCCACCGCCGCGCCGGCCCAATCCTGCGGGCGCGCTGCCTTGATGCTGGCATCGGCCAGAACGATCGCCATTCCGCCCGCATCCAGCCCTGCCGCCACGATGCCGCAGGCATCGGAAGCCTTGTGGGAAGAGGCCGGCGGGTCGACCGCCACCACGATGCGCTGCAATTGCGGGGGCGTATCGAGGCGGGCATTCTCCAGAGCCGTCCGCGACCACAGCGCATCCTCGCGATCCTCGATCAGTTCCCCGTCGAGTTCCTGCCGGCCGAGCCGCGTGCCGCCATAGCGCTGCTCGACCATGTGCATGAAACCTTCGGCAAGGTTCCCGGCATTGTCGGCGGTGCGCATGCGGGTTCGCAGCACCGTAGGGTCGGCCATCAGCCTTTTCAGCAGCTTCGTCGGTCGCGGCGTGGTGGTGATGAGCTGCCGCGGCATCCTCCCGAGCCGCAGCCCGAACTGCAGCATGTCGAAGCAGGCCTCGTCGTTCTTCCATTTGCCGAGCTCGTCGCACCAGGCGGCCTCGAATTGCGGTCCGCGCAGGCTCTCGGGGTCCTCGGAGGAGAATATCTGGGCCACCGCCCCATTGTCCCACACCAGCCTGCGCCGGCTTGCCTCGAAGCGTGGGCGGTCGTGGCGCGAAATCGTCACGATCCCGGACTGCCCCTCGATCATCACCTCGCGCACGTCGCCCAGCGTCTCGCCGACCAGCGCGATGTGGCCATGCTTGCCAAGCGCGAAGGGCGAAAAACCCCGCACCAGGCTGTTCACCCATTCGGCGCCCAGCCGCGTCTTGCCGGCGCCGCGACCGCCGATCATCAGCCAGGTCGCCGGCTGGGCGCCCAGCAGATATTGCTCGATGCGCGCCCGGAGCAGCCACTCGCCCTCGATCAGCCAGATGTCGTCATTCCGCAGGTTTCTTTCGGACCAGCTCCCGTGCATATCCCGTAGCAAGCTCGACAATTCGCTCGTCGATACGCTTGAGAAATCCTGCCATGTCTGCATCGCGCTTGTTCTGCTTTTCCTTGGCCTTCGCCTCTTCGTTCTCGCGCGTGATGTCGCCGATCTTCTCCAGCGTACGCATCAGGCCCGAGATCGCCTCGATGCGGGCCTTGTCGAGCCCGACCGCACCCTCGCCGGTGCCGATGCCGAGCGCTTCGATTTCCCCGAGCAGGCCGTTGACCACCCTGGCGACACGCGCCTCGACCTCGCCGGCCGCGACGGGCGCCTCGCGCCGCCAGCCTTCCCGCTTTGCCCTGGCCTGGATCGTGGCCACGGACCATCCCGACAAGATGGCAATCTGGTCGAGGGCCGGCCGATCGCTTTCATAAAGCGCGCGCGCCGCCATCCACCGCTGTTTGGCGCATGGTATCAT